AATGGTCATCATGAAAGACATTGGCTTTGAAATTTACGAGGACTGGAAAGGCATCTTGTCAGTTGATGCACCAACCACGTTGACCCGTGCAGTATCCACACACGGATATTTCTGCACATTCAAGGCCAACGCCAGCATGATACAAAAAATCACACAGGCTTAATCGAAGGGCGGCCTAACCGCCATGTCGTATTACACCACAGCTAGTAAACAACTAATTTCTAACTACGCGTGCATCAGCACGTTAGAACCAACAGAAATTACCATTGGCGAAAACATCACCGTCAGCGCATTGGTTTCGCCGTTTAACGGCACATTCAAAGTGCTTGACATGCCCCAATACGAATTCACTGGCGTTGACTCAAACACAGGCGAATTTTTGTTTGATGTCAACGTGCCGCGGCCTAATCAAATTATTTATGCGGCTACTGGTAGCAATGTTAATTATGTTGTCACATATGACGGCACAGTTGTTTATACACAAACTTGCACGTGGATTAGCGTTGCCGATTTAATCACATATTTAGGCGTAACAATCACCAACCCGTCAGACGATTACACGCTTGCCACACAAGCCACAAACGCCGCAAACATGTTTTGTTACCGTCGACGTCAAGAGTCTTTGTATCACGACGGTCTTGCAACATCGCCCGGCACAGACGTCACGCTGGGCACGCTCATGTATGCGGCAGCACTGTGGCGTAGTCGAGGGTCAATAGAAACCGCGTTTGCATCGTTTGACAATATGGGCACACCCACCCAACAATCGTTGACACCGCTTGTTAAACAATTGTTGGGTATTCCCCGACCAGCGGTTGCTTAATGGCTTACGAGGATTTTCTTAACGAAACCATAGATGACATTGCCGTTACATTGGCTGCGGTCTCTGGCATCCGTTGTGTAACTGACCCAACTAAAATCGTGCCTAATTGCGTGTTCTTACTTGCCCCAAGTTTTACAACGTTCGGCGGCAATGGCAACATTCTTACTATGACATTTCCGTTAAAAGTAGTTGGGTCTGGCCCAGCTGGTTTGCCTGTATTACGAGAGATTTTGAGCATTGTTTCTAAGGTTGTTGCATCAAAAATAGCGGTTTTATCAGGTGCCCCCGGTGCCTTAGAAATTGGTGGCGCAATGTACCCGTGTTATGACTTATCTATGAACGTGCAAGCCCAAGCCGCCTAATATCCACCACGAACAACCATTTATCTGATAAAACTTAACCAGCACTAACAAGGAGAAACCCACATGGCAAGTACAGCAACGTCAACTTATCTCTCTAATGCCGTCGTCACAATCGCATCCACAGACTTAACGGGTCAATGTTCATCTGCCACGTTGACCAGAGTCATCGAGGCTCTTGAGTCAACAAACATGTCAAATTCTGCCCGCACGTTTGTGGGCGGGTTGGAAAACTCATCATTAGTAGTTGACTTATATAACAGCACTGCAGCATCATCAAGTTACGCCACATTAAAAACTTTGGTGGGCACGGCCGTTACCGTTACCGTAAAAGCAAAAGACGCGGCGGTATCGGCTACAAATCCGTTGCACACACTGACCGGGGCCTACATGGGTACATTGCCTTTGGTGGTTTCATCGCTTGGTGCGCTTGATGTCATGGGTGGCATCACATTTCAAGGGGGCGCGTACAGCGTTTCAGTAACACCATAATTTCTTGCCGGAAACGGCCCGACACGAAAGAGGCAATATGAAATTAAAATTACGCATAGATTTACAAGACGGTCAAGGCGACCGCTTTATGTATACAAATTTGTTTGTACTTGCTGAATGGGAACGCACAGAGTCACGAAAATTGTCTGACGGTCGAGGCGTTGGGGTATCCGATTTGGCATGTTGGGCACATGCGTTGTGCAAGATTGCTGGAGACTCAGTACCAGCCACATGGCAAGAATGGTTAAAACAACATCCTGAAGTTGACATTGAGGCGATTGACGAGACCAATCCAAACCCTACGGTCAGGGCCACATCCGCTACCAGCTAGCAACCATGCTTAGTCAAATCGGTTGGTGGCCCGCCGATATACCTTTTGACATGCGCGACTTGAATACGGTGATTACGATATTGAATAAGCGCGAGTAGGGGTAAATTATGACTATCAATGTGACAATGGAAGTAGTTGGCATTAAAGACGCATTAGCAAAATTAAATCGAATAGATAAAAAATTGCGTATGCAAATTACAAAAGATTTTAAACAAGTAATGCAACCAGTAGTTGATGAAGCACAAAATCGACTGCCGTTTGGTGCACCGTTAAGTGGCATGGACGGCAAATGGACTACGAAAAGTGGTTACCAGATATTGCCGTGGAGCGGCGCAGACGACACAGTGACCGCCAGTGTTAGCGGTAAAAAGGTTCGTGAGTTTGCAGGATTTCAACAAAACTTAGGCACATTTTATGCACGTTACAAAGGCCCAACAGCAGTGCTGTTTGATATGACTGGACGCAAAACACCAAAAACCGATGCTGGCAAACGATTTGCAAACAACATGAATGCAAAACACGGTCACGCGTCCAGAGTGCTATGGCCAGCGTGGCAGGCTGCAGGAGACCAAGTTGTTGACCAAGTAAGAGAATTAGTGAACCGCGTTATTAACGACCCAAGATTGTAATGTAGTTAAATGGCATCTGTCTTATTACCGATTGTTTCTGAATTTGATGGTAAAGGCGTTGATAAAGCCATTAAGCAATTTTCAGAATTAGAAGGCGCTGGCGACAAAAGCGCGTTTGCATTAAAAAAAGCGTTTGTGCCGGCTATTGCCGCAGTGGCTGGTTTGGCTGCGGGATTGGGTTTAGCCACTCAAGCCGCTATTGAGGATGAGAAATCTCAAACGCTTCTTGCACAACAACTACAAAACACTACAGGTGCCACTGAAAGTCAAATTGCATCTACTGAAACGCTTATTACCAAAATGCAAATGCAATACGGCGTTGCAGATGACCAGTTACGCCCAGCATTAGCCAACTTGGTGCGCGCTACTGGTTCGCTTGAATTGTCTCAAAAAGCAATGGTCAACGTCATTGACTTGTCTGTAGCCAAAAACATTGATTTAGAAACGGCGTCAACTGCGGTTTCTAAAGCGCTTGCCGGTCAAACAACTGCGCTGTTTAAGTTAGACCCATCTCTTAAGGGCGTTATTGACTCATCGAGCAGCGCCGACGAAATCATGAAAGCGTTAACTGGCACGTTTGGCGGTGCGGCGCAAGCTGCAGCGGATACGGCTTCTGGCGGTTTTGCTATTTTGCAACAACGTTTAAACGAAACTAAAGAGTCAATCGGTGCTGCGCTAATACCAGTTATAGAAAAATTGATGCCAACATTACAAAAAATGGCAGAGTTTGCACAAAACAACACAACAGGATTTTTGGTTTTGGCTGGAATTATAGGCACTGTTGCTGGCTCAATTGTTGCCTTAAACATTGCAATGAAAGTTTATGAAGCAACTGCCATAGCAGTAAAAATTGCAAACACGCTATTGGCTGCTTCTTTTGTAACTGTAAACGAGTCGTTGGGTTTAATTGGCGTTGCATTTGGTATTGCATTGATTACGGGTCGAGCATTTTACGAATTGTTTAAAGAAGGCCCAATTGCCATAAAACAAACTATTCAACCGTTTAAAGATTTTGCTTTGTTTATTGTGGCGACCGTAGCTACCGTTGGAAACGGTGTCATGGGTGTAGTGCAAATAGTCGTTAATGGAATAAATCAAATGGTTAATGCAGCAATTTATGCAATCAATTTGCTTAATCCATTTAAAGATATTCCGCCAGTACCAATGGTAACTTTGCCAACTATTCCAGTACCAAAATTTGGAACAGGCGAATTCAGTCCAGCAACTGGTAACGGTATTTTTGCGCCAACAAATCCACCTAAAAGTGGTGGCGTAATGCCAGGCGTTTCAATCCCTTCACTTCCAGATTTATCGCCAGCAATCGGCGGCGGCGGCGGTGGCGGCGGTGGCGGTAGTGCAGGCCCGTCATACGCGCCCGTTAACGGCCCAATCGGCTACGTCGGTGGCATCCAAGACCGCATGGCAAACCGACCAGACGTAACCATTAACGTGACTGGCGGTATTTCAACCAGTGCACAAATCGGTCAATCTGTGGTTGATGCGCTCACGCAATATACACAAGTTTACGGGCCACTCAATCTGGCAATCAGATAAATGGCTGCAACAACACTTGTCACTGGCGGCACCTATTTGCTGGAATTGTCTACGGGTTACGACTCGTC